GCAATAGCGCTCTGTTAATATTCTTAATCATGCCCTGACCAAGCGCAGGCCCTTCAAAGCTAACTGGCAAGGTCTTAATGCGAGAGGTGATAGCTAAGCCTATATGCACCAATGTTGCGGACTGTGGCAAGGTGATTTGCCCATTAGCAACAGTTAAACCCTTGACTACTGCGCCATTTGATAAAGCCACCACGGCCTTACCTTCAAGATGATGCAAACCCTTAATCACGGTAGCTGCTGTGCCGCTATAGGTAAGGCCAGAATCAACGATAAAGCTATCTTCTAGCGCGTCTATAATGCGATCAGCCAAACGCTCTACATAACGCACCACTTCACTATCAACAGTGCGCTTAACCGTAACGTATAGTACGTCACGCCCATTTTCATTGACTGCTGCAATAGATTCAAATAGCCCATCAGTTTCATGTTGATGCCATGCGAATACCTTTTGCTCAGGCATGTAAGTAATGCCAAGCAATTTACCATCATCACGAACCACCCATACAATAGGCACTGGCGTTCTGGTTAAACACATATCCACTATGTTATAGCCATCGAATAAATGCGGTGCGATCAACGATAGGTCGTTAGATTTAAAGCCGTTCGCTTCAAAGTTATAGGCTAAATCATGCAAACGACCAGACTGCGCACGCACATAAATGCCGCTATTATTCACCACCACTGGCTGAACATCAGTACAACCATTGTAAGACTGAGGGCGCACGGTAACCGATGAAGGCGTTAATGCGTCACTATTCTGCGTGCTGATTTTCCACTCACCACCGCTGGTTAGTATCAACAACTCGGTTAATGGCACGATATTGCGAATACGTTGCACTTCACGCGATACGATACGCAAAGCGATAGCATCATCATCTTGGGTTGGAATTGAATAGTTTAGGTTGGATTCTGTAGCCGATCTAGTCATCCATAAGTTCTGTGGCTTATTATTAGTGCCGCCAAAACATCTGCGCTGCTCAAAGTAAGATACTGCGCCTGGGTAATTATTAGCGCCATTAAACGGATTTTCTGCTTCTGGCGGCGTGCGTGTCACATCTGAAATGATGTTGTCATCCACAAAACTTGTGCCAGATGCTTGCCCGATATAGCCAAATAGTCCGTTTTTCTCTTTGTAAACGTTGTATCTAATCGCGCCAGTAACAGCCACCCATGAAACTGTGTTTTTATTTCCAGCTGTTGCAAGATTGTTAGATGCAGAGTGCGCGGTTGATGCTACTGATTCTTCAAGCGACTCATCAGATACTGCAGTTACCACGTAATTGTAAACAACACTTCCAGTGCCAGTAGTAGCGGTAGCCGCAACACCTGTAGGCGCACTAATGCTTGGAATAAAGCTAATATTAGCCAGTGTAAACGTGGTTGATGTGGTTCTATCAAGCTCAGCAGGTGGGTAACTTGGATGCACTAAAGTTAAAGTATCCGCCGATTGCACGTAATGGATGTTGAATAGATCGGCTTCAAGGTAAGGTGAGGCAATCTCATACACCTCAGCAATCGTGCCGCCTGATACATAAGGCGTGAAGCCTGTTGTATTGATGTAATTCCCACGCAGGTCTTTAAGCTTGAATGTATTTGCGCCTGCATCTACATCAGAAACCACGACATAGCGACCATTTAATTCCACCATGCCTGTAATACCTGACAAATAAAACCATGCGCCATTTGCAGGGTCGGTGCCTGAGTAGGTCAATACGCCTTCGGTTGCTTGCGTAATTGCACTGATATTCTGACCAGTTTTAAGTAGAGTACCGCCATTCGTATGAAAGCGAATGTACTGATCGCCAAACTCTAATATGTAAGTCTGCTCTGTACTGAATGCAAACTCAATCAGGTTGGCTTTCTTATCCTGGTACTTGGTTTGCAGAATGTAGCTAAAGCCTGAGCGATTCTGTGCCGGGCCATGTGGTAGCACAACAAAGTTTAAACACTCAGCTAATCCAGACTGATATTTATCTAGGTCGATGCGCCCAAATAATTCAGGCGCTATAACTCCACCAACAAAACTTCTCTGTATAGTTTTAATCATCTTAAATATCCAAAAGCTTTGCTGATTTTGTTAAATTATCTTTTGCTGAAATAATTCTTAAATTAGTTTCAACATGAAGCCCACTTGCTAACCTACCTCTTAATGGAACAATGTGATCAACATGACAATCGTAACCTGACAATCTAAGGCGCTTAGCTTCAGCATATATCTGTACAATTTTATTTTTATCTGCCCATGAAGGTATTTTTTTAAGCCTTGAGTAATACGCAACTTTTGCAGACTTTGCTTTTTCTGGATTTCTTTTTCTCCATGATATAAGCCTTAAATTCATTGCTTCTCTATTAGCTGAATTGTGAGCGCTTTGCCTCTTTATTACCTTTTCTCTGTTTCTTTGATAATAATCTTTTCCTCTTAATAGCTCTTTTTCATGGTCTTTGTAATGCCTTTCTCTGCCTCTTGCTTGTTCTTTTATTTTTGCCTCTTCACTTCTGTTCGCCCATTTTTCACGCTGTTTTAAATTTAAAGTTTCTTTGTTTTTTTCTCTATATTTTTTTGAATATTCAGCAAAGCACGACAAGCATTGAAACCCTGTTTTTCTAAACAAGCTTGTATCTTTTTTTTCATTGCAAGTCTTGCAAGTTTTAATAATCGGCATGGTTAATCTCTAAGAATGCGACCATCAGCGTCATAAACACTGCGCTGATCTGAAACGCCATATGACTGCACCCATGAAGGCACATGTGTTTTTTGCACATCGTAATGACGCGCTGCGGCATCTTTACCAGCCGCCATGTTCATTAGCTGCATCGCTTTGTTATACATCGTGTCGGCTATCTTCATGCCTGTATCACCCTTAATTAAGGGGCCAGCTAAGAAGCTCGCAAGCATGTATGAAAGTGTGTTAACAAATAATGGTGTGAATTTAGTGGTATCAGTAATCAATGCAATATATTTAAGCGTGGCATTCTCAACATTGGTGAATAGGATTAACTGGCCTGATTCATTTGTTTCAATAATGAATGGTTGCTGGTCTGCCTCGCTATTGGTTTGCTTTGGATAAACTGACAATGCGCGAATGTAGTTTGATGGGATCGAGTAAGTGAAAGCCCATGCATCAGGGGCTATATCGTTGGTTTCAGCCAAGCTAATGCGCTTTGTTGCAAATTTCCACGGATGAAGCTCTAGCAACGTATCTCTAGCAATCGGATAGAATCGTTTTGCCTGTTCTGCCTGCGCTGAGCCTTCTGGTGGATCAATACTTGAAACGGTAGCGGAATCGCCTAGCTTACCTAGCGCAAGATTTACAATGTCAACGACTGAGGCCATGACTACCCCTAAACAAAAAACCAAGACAAATAAGATAGAAACACGCTAATCACCATTACCGCACCAAGTATCTTATTTGCCAATGGCACTAATTCGACATCTGTTCCACATCGGATTGATTCAAGAACGTAAGCAGAAGCCATGCTGATAATCGCCAACGCAACACCAACCTTATTGCTTGAAAATAGATTTAATAACAAGGCCCAATTAACTAAAAAGTAGCCGATTACAACGCCATTGATATAATTGATATTCATTGCATGCCTCTCGTTGATATTCTTGCAAGAGAATCTCTATGAAATCCCCTTGCAAGAAGGGCTAATGAAAGCCCTTCTTTATTTAGCTACCTGCTGATTCGTCACCACCAGTTGCATCTTTCGATGCTTTTGCTTCTGCAATAGCGCCTTCTAGTTTTGGAATGCCCCAATTACGTGACACACCTTCAATGCCAAGCTCTTTTGCTTCTGCGATTAAGGCATCCTTCAGTTCTGATTCGTCACCACCAGTTGCATCAGTTTTAGCCGGCACATCTTTCAGCACCTTCATCCACTTACCAACTTTAATGTTGTCAGGGATAACGAAAACAGAACCTGCACGGCGGCGCACGCCATCGTAAAACCCTTGCGTTAATGCTTCTACTTTTTTAGGCATCATCTACCCCTTAAATAGCGTTAGCGTATGACTTCCACTTTTGAACATCAGTGGTCAGGAACGCATTAATCTTACCGGCTGTAATAGCTGCCGTACCTGTTACCTGCAAGATGCCTAAGTAACGCTCGTAAGCATTACCCTCTAGCGCTAATGGCACTGCAAATAAAACAACACCTGGAATCAATGTTGTGGTGTCTGTGGTTAAGCTGGTAGGGAATGCAGGCGAAGTGTTATGCACTGTTGCTGAGCCGTCAGTAGCAATTGCCGCTTGCGCGTCAGAAGCCACTACAAACTGCACCGTACCAGCAGAGCCAGCCTCAATGCCTGTATCTACTGTAATCACTAGATATAATTGCTGGCCGTTACCTATGTCTCGCGCTACAGACAAATCAATCTGATTGCCAACTAGGTAAGTACCTGCTGCGCCAGTGTTAAGGCTGACTGCATCAGCAAGCTCTGTTCTTTGGTCTAAAATCATGATAAATCCTCTCTATTTAGCTAGCTACAAAACGCCAGCTTCTGTGTTAGTGATCGCATCGCAACGGCGGAATGGGATGCCTTCAAACATAGTCACGTGTTTGCCGCCTACTGTTTCCATCGTTAAGGTTGATGCTGCTACCTTGTTAGCAATTTGGCGCTTCAAGAAGCTCATTGTGTTGCGATTTCCATAGAACACTGGACGGCAGCCGTTCAATGATGGCAACAACTCAGTGGATTGAGATAGAAGATCAATCAAGTCTGGGCCTGCTGATGCATTCTTAGTCAAATCTTCTGCATTGAAGTTAATGCGAACCACGTAGCGCCAGTCACGTACAGATAAGCCGCAATCCCAACGGTAGTGAGAACGGTAGCCTTGCATACGGCCGCCGTTACCGTCCACATTTTCGATAGTGACTTCGCCTAAGTCTTGCATTTTCAAGCCAGCTACTGAGCCTTTAGGGAAAATGCCGTGAACAGTGTTAACGCCCCAACCTACCAGCCAGATAGATGAGTTATCTGTACCGTCTGGTGCCGCTACATCACCTAAGATGTTTTCACCGTTCTGTGCTGACTTGCTGTTATAACGTGCAGCCAAACCTACGAACTCTTCCGGCGCATTCGCGTCACCGTAAATTAGCGTAGAAGCGAACTCTTGGTTCATGCCTTCAATGTGCGCCAAATCTTCCGACATACGGAATGATGCGGTATTGCCGTTTAGGTCAGCCAAGGCTTTATCTACCTCAGCGTAAGCTTCCAACATACCGCAAGCATCTGTTACTTGTACGGTTGTTGATTTGGTAGGTTGCACACCGCCGTACAATTTACGCCATGTAGGTGCCGGCAAGCCTGTACGAATAGTTGTGCGATGGCCTGTAGGTAAGTTACCTTCTTGCCATACCATATCGTCAAGGACAGGGTTTTGCTGGTTAAGAATTTCGACAATCGTTGCAATTTTGTCGTCAGGGTCTAAACGTTTTGTAAAGTCTAGAAGCGTTGGGTGAATTGTGCTTAATGCAGCCATGATTATTACCTCTCTTTATTTCATATTTGGGAACATAACGCTTGCGGCATCTTTTGTTTCTTTAGATGAACCGTTGCTAACCACAAGCACGTCATTACTTACCGACTTACCAATGTTGTAAAAAGCCTTCACGATCGCCGGGTGGTTTCCAAAGCCTGTTGATTGCAGTAAATCTTTCAGATCTTGACCGCCAAACTTATCAAGCGCCTGCTTGGCCAATGAAAGGTTCTGCTCGAACTTCTCACCACCAATCTCTTTATCTGCCTTCACATCCTCTGCCCATTGATCTACTTGCGCCTGCCATTGGTCTGCTTGCTGCTGTTGCATCTTTACGCCCAAATCAGCGAATTTCTGCGCAGCCTCTTTGCTTAAACCATTCTCTTTCGCAAGTGCTTTTAAATCGCCAGTGAGTTCCTCATTCGCGGTAAAGCCGTCAGGTAAAGTGAAGTCGTAATCAACATCTACTGGCTGGGTCTCAACCGTTGAATCTTCACTCTTTGAATCATCTGTCTGCGTATCGGTAGTTGCATTAGACGTATCGGCTTGTGCTTCTGTGGTCTGCACGGTTGTAACTTCTGCATTAGCATCAGTGTTGGTGTCACCCTGAACTGTTGCTGTATCTTCAGTTGCCATCTTGTTTAAACTCCTTTAGTAAATTAGCGTAGCTGTCAGGTGATACTGCTTGCACTTCTGCAATCACGTACTGCCCCACATTCATCTCGCCACAACGAAAATATGTTTCACTGTTTCCGGTAAATGGGTTGCGGTACACGCCAGTTTTCGCCAGTAAGCGGTTGATTACTCTGCGTCCGCGCTTATCACCCAACACAAATCGCAAATCCTCAAGCTCTTTTAGGCGCTTGTTTTTCTGCTCTTTATCGTTGTCATCGGCTGCATCAGCGCTTAATGGGTCGTAATCTTGTTTACTCATGGGCAAAGAATAATGCGTATGCGAAAAGGTAAACGCACCCCTATAAGCGTAAAAAAAGCCCACCGAAGTGAGCTTGATTTATTCCAACTTGTACTAAACAAGTTTTCGATAGAAGAACGTCACGTTTAAAGTGCCGCCTATGGTGGCATGTAATCCGTTTACGCCATTGGCAGGGAATGTATGAAAGCCTACTGCCGGCGTAATCACGCCATTCAATACATCACCGCCAGAGCCGCCACTTCTTAACACAATTGTTCCAGAACTTGTGCTGTTAACATAGAAGCCGATTAGCTCAGAGTGGACAGTAGAAATATCGCCTGTCGCCGTTAAGTTGCTTGATAAAGACATTTCATTACTCCTCGTTATGTTGTGTAGCCAGTAAGGCCTTGCATTACATCTGCTAAAGCATTGCTGTTACCTGCATCTGTTTCAATGCTTCCAATCTTAGCTGCAGCATCTGCCATCGGTTGCATCATTGCCATTTGTTGCTGTTGCGCCAATTGCTCTTGTCTGCTTTTGCGAATGATTGCCACTTTATCATCAGCAACCAAAACGCTTGGATCAACACCCAAACGCTGCCCATAAACGTCTGCAAACTGGTCGGCATCGAACTTATCAAGAACATCTGGTTTCAATTGTGCAATTGAACCTAGTGTCATTGCGTAGCGGTCAAGCGAACCTAACCCTACTAATTGTTGCGCCTGTGCCAATGTTGATACAAAATCTACTTGTAGGTTCTGGCCTGATAACTCTTGCGGTGCCGGCGGTAAGATTCCTGCCTGCACCATTCGCGCAAATGTAATGTCAATTAACGGATTAAGCATCTCGTTATGCAAACGCTCTAACACTGGGCCAACCATCAGCATTTTCTCTTCGTGGCGCTCAGCTACTTCTGTTGCGGTAATGCCTGAACGGTTGTCGTTTGCTAGCATCAGAAATAGATCTGCATAGAAGGCTTGATCTATTCTGCGCTCTGTACGGTCAATATCTTGCATCAAGTATTGCTGGTTTAAGTTAACTTCAAACTGCGTCTTAATGCCGCCATTCTGTGAGCTACTATCGTAATAAGCCACACCACCCGGCAAGCTGTTAATTTCTTGCCCCTTCATGTTTATTGGTATTTGAATAGGCGGCTTAGTCTGATAGTCAATACACTGCGCATTACGCAGCTCTTTATGTTGCAATGACTTCACATCACCCAATGCTTCCATACCAGGTGAGCTACCATATACATCACCCTGCAATACCATCCAGCGAGGTGCTAGACCGGGGAACTCATCAAAGCCAGATTCACGTAATAACTTGCTACCATCAGCCGCAGCTTCAAAATAAATAGACTTGAATGCTTTATTCTTCGCGTCTTTCTTACCATGCTCGCGGTCATAACGTGGCTCTACGCAGTGAATTACTGTCACCCACTGATCAAGATTGCCTGAATCGTACTTGTTGATGACGTTGGCGCTGACTTTATCTTTCCCAAACTCTTGAACCACTTGGCTTACCGTCATTGGTATTTCACGGTAAACGGTTTTAACCTGCTGATTAGAATCAATGGCTAATGCGTACTCGCCTACCGTCATAGGAAAATGACGCAATACATCATCAAAGTTTGGTGAGACAAAGGTAAACGCTGTGCCATACGCACCAAGCTCAAGATACATCTGATGCAGTGAGTTGTATGTATTTGAACGCGCAAATATCTCGCGCATAATGCGTGAGGTTTTATCAAGCCATGCGCGGACCGGCTCAAATTCCATTAAATCAGTATCAGGCGTGGCCAATCTAAACCATGGCCGAGCCGGTGAAGTCATGCCAGCCATCATGCCAGAAGCTAGCGTATTTAATGCACGCGTTGCTTTTGAGTTGATGATGTTGTTATGCTTCTTTTTGCCGTTGTTACGATCAGTTTCAAAGAAGCGTCCGGTGCGCGGCATGATGTGGTCGCTTATCTCGCGCCAATGCGATAGGTAGCTGCTACGCTCATTCCATAGCGACTGCTTACGTTTCAGGTATCGCTCGCGTGGTGTCTCTTGCATTATAGTAATGTCCTTCTTTGAGCGTTTTGGCGAATGCTTGCTGCTGTAGTGCCAGATTCATTGCCTAACCTTAACTTGTCAGCGGCTTTGGCTTGCTGAGTGGCTAGACGCATATAACCTTCTGTGCGCGTGCCATTTCTAAATTCAGCAAGTGGCGCACCTTGATTTGTACTGAACACAACCTCAGACCCATCAGGAATGTCACCTGATTTGCTGGCTCCATCAAAAACAATGCCACCTACATCAATGTAATAACCACGCTCTGCGCCTGGCTGATTCATTACGCCGGCATCCCTAGCAACCACATCTTCGTAATCGTGG